GCGGCCCCATGATGCTCGCGGGGTGGTCTCACCCCGTGGTCGTGGACCTGGCCGGGCTTCAGGTCAGCGCCAAGAGCCGACCCATTCTCAAGGACCACAACCGTTCGCTCATCGTCGGCCACACCGAATCGATCGGCGTGCAGGGTTCGAGGCTCCAGGTATCTGGAGTGATCTCCGGTGCAGGCCCAGTCGCCCGCGAGATTGTCGAGAGCAGTCGAAACGGCTTTCCCTGGCAGGCATCGCTCGGCGCGGTCGCCCAGCCCGGCGCGATGGAGTTTGTGGCCAAGGGACGCACGGCAGCGGCAAACGGGCAGCAGTTCGAGGGGCCGATCCACATTGCCCGCCGCAGTGTGCTGGGCGAGGTGAGCTTCGTGGCGCTCGGGGCAGACGACAACACGACCGCGAGCGTCGCGGCGGCAGCGATCAAGGAGGACGACATGACCTTTGAGCAATGGCTCGCGGCCAAGGGCTTCGACCCGGCCAGCATCAACGACACGCAGAAAAACAACCTCAAGGCGATGTTCGACACCGACCGGGCCGGCGACACGAGCGCGACCACGGACGGCGATCCAGGTGGCGGTGAAGGGGGCGGCGGCACCGAAGTGCCCCTCCCGATCGCCCGCCTCCGGGCCGAGACCGCCGCCGAGACCAAACGCATCGGCGAGGTCCGCAGGGTCTGTTCCGTGGGCGGCGGCAAGCACGCCGACCTCGAAGCCAAGGCCATCGGTGAGGGATGGGACGTGACCAAGACCGAACTCGAAGTGCTCCGCGCCGAGCGACCGGTCTACACCGGAATCCGCCGCGACGCGGACGCCGGTCAGTCCGCCCGCGCGATCGAGGCGGCGATGTGCATCTCCGCTGGTCTGCCCGAAGCGCAGGTCGGCAAGTGGTACGACGAGCGCACGATGAATGCGGCGCTCGCCCGCGACCTGCGTGGTACCGGCCTGCACACCCTCCTGTACGAGACCATCCACGCTGGCGGGGAGCATGTGCGTCCGGGCCGCGTGGATAACGACACGATCAAGGCCGCGTTCGCTGCCGAGCGACGGCTCATCCAGGCCTCCGGCAGCGGCGGGAGCAGCTTCAGCACCATCTCCCTGGGGGGCATCCTCTCCAACGTCGCCAACAAGACCATGCTCGCGGCGTACACCGCCGTCGAGAGCGTCGTCGGGATGTTCTGCGCCGAGACCGACGTGAACGACTTCAAGGAGGTCACCCGCTACCGGCTCACCGGCAACGGTGTCTTCGAGAAGGTCGGTCCCGACGGCGAACTCAAGCACGCCGGGCTGTCCGAGCAGGCGTACACGAACAAGGTCGAGACGTTCGGGCGCATGATCGCACTGACGCGGCAGATGATGATCAACGATGACTTGGGAGCCTTCCTTCAGATCCCGCGCATCATCGGCCGCATGTCCGCGCTCAAGCGCGAGGAGGCGGTGTTCGAACTGCTCCTGTCGAACCCGGCCACGTTCTTCAGCGTCGGCAACAAGAACTTCATCTCCGGTGCGGCCACCAATCTCGGCATCGACGCCCTCACCCAGGGCGAGCAGCTCTTCCTCGACCAGACCGATACGGATGGCAAACCCATCCTGCTGTCGCCCGCCGTGCTGCTTGTGCCGTCGGCCCTCAAGGTCACGGCCCAGGTGCTGATGACAGAGACGCGGATCAACGAAACCACGACGGCCGACAAGGGCAAGCCCGCCGCCAACCCGCACGTCGGCAAGTGGAAGCCGGTCGCCACGCCATACCTCAACTCGCAGGGCTTCACCGGCTCCAGCGCGAAGGCGTGGTACCTCTTCGCCAACCCGGCGGACGTGGCGGCGATCGAGATCGCGTACCTGCGGGGCAAGCGCACCCCGACCATCGAGAGCGGGGACACCGACTTCAACACGCTCGGCATGCAGTGGCGCGGCTACTTCGACTTCGGCGTCGCCATGCAGGACTTCCGGGCGGCGATCAAGAGCAAGGGTGAGGTCTGAGTGTGTCGGGCGAGTCCCAAGTTGCAAGCGGCATCGACGAAGAGTCCGGGATCGACCCCGGCAATGGAGGTCCAGGCATGGCGGCATACACAGTCAAGTTCATTCACGAGGGCGCGGCGATCGACTACATCCCGGGTGCGGACACGCCCGCGGGCACCGTGGTGGTCCAGGCCGAGCTCGTGGGCCTCACGCGAATTGATCTGAAGGCGGGCCAGCTCGGCTCTCTCGCGGTCACCGGCGTGTTCGATTTCCCCAAGGCGGGCGGCGCGGGAAGCGCCATCCCCGCGGGCACGCTGACGTATTGGGATGCGACCAACACCGTCGCCACCAAGAACGCTGCGGCGGGAGTGAACAAGCTCATCGGCAAGGCGGTCAAAACCACAGTGGATGCGGACGCCATTGTCCGCGTCCGCCTCCAGCAGTGAGGATGCACCCGTGGGCGATCTGCTCGAACAAGGCGCGTCCTTCCTGGAGGAGCAACGACACCGGCACATGAGCCGAGTCGTGGCCTACCAGCGTGGCGCTGACTCCAAGGAGTTCCAGGCGACCATCGGCAAGACCGAGTTTGAGCAGGCCGACGACGCTGGGTTGATCCATCGCACGGAATCGCGGGACTTCCTGATCCGGACGGTGGACCTCGACTTCGGCTCAGGCCCCATCCTCCCGCGGGCCGGGGATCGAGTGCGAGAAACGGTGGACGGCACTGTGTTCGTGTACGAGGTCAACGCGCCGGGCGGGCAGCCCCCATTCCGGTATAGCGACCCCTATCGCAAGTCCCTTCGGATTCACACCAAGCGCATCGACACCGAAACCTGATCGAGGACGAACCAGCCCCTGAGCACCATCGCATCCATCTCCGACGCCCTTGCCGCCCACATCAACGCGGGCACGTTCAGCCAAGCGGTGAGCGCCCAGCGGCTCTTCCAGCCCGCCTTCACGCTGGAGGACCTCAAGGACCTCCGCGTAACCGTGGTCCCTCGGACGACCGCCATCTCGGCCGCGAGCCGCGACAGCAGCACGTTCGAGTGCGTCATCGACGTGGGCGTCCAGAAGAAGATCGCGGACGAGGCCGAGATCGACGGGCTGCTCGACCTGACCGAGGAGCTCGCCGACCACATCCGGCTCAAACGTCTGCCGGATGCCCCGGACGCAGCTTGGGTCGGAATCGCCCAAGACCCAGTCGTGTCCAGCGAGGCGCTGGAGCAGCACCGAACGTTCACCAGCGTCCTGAGCTTCACATACCGAGTGCGGAGGTAGACCGTGCGGAACCTTGTCCTTCTCAAGATGGTCCTCACTGACGAGCTCAAGCCGCTCTCCGAGCAGCGACTGGTGGCCACGTTCAGTCTCTTCGCATCGGAGAAGAACACGCAGGACGCGACCGTGTCGGACGACAAGGGCGCGGAGATCGAACTTCCCGCGGGCATGCAGTTCCGCTTCGAGCGGGTGGACCTCTCTGAACTGATGGTCAAGAGCAAGGCGGGCGAGGTGGTGTTTGTAGTCGGCCACACGGCCTGAAGAAGCAGCTCAAGGAGAACGACGATGGCAATCAAACTCGGCATGGAAGCCAAGCTGCTCTACAAGGTCGGCGGGCAGGCTGGCGGAGGAGCATGGACGGCGCTGGGAAACACGCGCGACGTGACGCTCACCCTGGAGGCCGGAGAGGCGGACGTGACGACCCGCGCCAACGCGGGCTGGCGTGCCACTGTCGCCACGCTCAAGGAAGCGAGCGTGGAGTTCGAGATGGTCTGGGACACCGCCGACGCGGGGTTCACCGCCATCAAGAACGCGTTCTTCGGCAACGACCCCATCGGCCTGCAAATCCTCGACGGCACGGCCGGGCAAGGGCTCCAGGCGGACTTCTCCATCACCAACTTCAGCCGGAACGAAGCCCTCGAAGAGGCCATCACCGTGTCCATCACCGCCAAGGTCACGTATTCGGCGACGGCGCCTTCATGGATCGGCGGCTGATCTCGGCGCAACAGCGGTTCAACCGCCGTGCAACAGGCACGGCGCAGGGAGGCACGGATGCGGCAGTTCAAGGACAACGCGGACAGGACCTGGACGGTGGAGATCAACGTCGCGGCGCTCAAGCGCGTGCGCGGGCTCACCGGAACGGACCTGATGCAGGTCATCGAGGGGACGCTCATCGAGAAGTTGATCCGCGATCCCGTCCTCCTGTGCGATGTGGTCTACGCGATCTGCAAGCCCGAGGCTGACACCCGCACCCCCCCGGTCTCCGACGAGGAGTTCGGCAAGGCGATGGCGGGCGACGCCATCGAAGCCGCGACCACGGCGGTGCTGGAGGAGCTCGTGGGTTTTTGCCCGAGCCCGAGGGACCGGGCCAACCTCGGGCGGGTACTCCAGGCCACGAACAAGGTGATGGAACGGGCTCGCGACCTCGTGGAGAAGAAGTTGAACAGCGGGGAGCTGGATCGCCTCGCCGACCGGCTGCTTCAGACTGCTGGCGGCTCATCTGGCAGTGTGCCGGAATCCTCGGCACCGACCCCGGCCCCCTGACCCTGCGCGAGATCGTGGCGATGCTCGACGGCAGGCAGCGCCACGACTGGAACATTGCGAGCAGCATCATGGCGGTCATCGCCAACACGAACCGCGATCCCAAGCGCTCCCGTTTGCTCAAGGCCAGTGACTTCGACCCGTTTGCAAAGCACGCCCGCCCCCTCAAGGTGGACGTGTCCGTGCTGAAGGACGTGTTTATTGATCGACGCATCCCACCCTTCGTCAAGGAAGCTATCCCGTGATCACCATGCGGATCAAAGACATGTTCTTCGACCGCGCCACGGTCATTCGCGCGGTGGATGGGGCCAAGCGGAAGGTGCTCTCCAAGGCCGGCGCGTTTATCCGCACGGCGGCGAAGACCAGCATTCGCAAGCGGAAGAAGTCCGCACCTGCGGGATCACCGCCGCACTCGCACGAGGGGAGCCTGCGACGGCTGATCCTCTTCGGGTACGACAAGACCGCCGACTCCGTCGTGGCCGGTCCCGTGGGATTCAAGAAGAGCACCGCCCCCAACGTGCTGGAGTACGGCGGGGAGACCGTCGTTCTTTCCCGCCGCGGGGGCAGGCTCACATCGCGCAAGGTGAAGGTCGCGCCCCGGCCCTACATGGCTCCGGCGCTGGAGAAGGAGCGGCCGAAGCTCCCGCTGCTCTGGAGGAACTCGATCAGAAAGGGTAACTGACCGTGGCGGACACGCGTGGCATTCGAGCCGGACGGGCCTTCGTTGAACTGGGCGTCAGCGACAAGCTGTCGGCTGGACTGAAGGCGGCCCAGAAGAAGCTCGAAGCCTTCGGCGCGGGGCTGCGGTCTATCGGCACCAAGATGGCGGGCATCGGCGTCGCGGCAGTCACGGCGCTGCTCGCCACGGCGAAGGTCTTCTCCGACACCGGGGACGTGCTCGACAAGATGAGCCAGCGCACCGGAGTGAGCGTCGAGGCGCTGTCGGAGCTCGGGTTCGCTGCGGACCTCTCCGGCACCGACCTGGAGACGCTCGAGGCGGGCCTGCGGAACATGCAGAAGAGCCTGGTCGCGGCCGCGAAGGGCTCGGATGGCGCGGGCCAGGCCCTGGGGCTGCTCGGCCTGACCGTGCAGGACTTAGCGGGGCTGTCCCCGGACGAGCAGTTCAGGTTGCTGGCCGACCGCATTTCGCAGGTGAAGGACCCGGCTCTGCGGGCGGCGTTGGCACTGGACCTGTTCGGAAAGTCGGGAACGAAGCTCCTGCCCCTGATGTCCGAGGGCGCGGCGGGGATCGAGGCGATGCAGGAGGAGGCCCGGAAGCTCGGGTTGACGGTCAGCACGGAGACCGCCCGCGTTGCGGCTGAACTAAACGACGCGCTCGGCACGCTCTGGAAGGTGCTCAAACAGGGCGTGTTCACCATCGGCGGGGCGCTCGCGCCCACCATCAAGGAACTGACCGAGCGGATCACGCGGGTGGTCGTCAGCACCACGGCCTGGATCAAGGAGAACAAGGGCCTAGTCGTCTGGGCGCTCAAGGTCGCGGCGGCGGTCGCCGTGGCGGGCGTGGCCATCATCGGCCTGGGGTACATCATCTCCGGGATCGGCGCGGCAATGGGCCTGGTGGCCGGGATCATCGGCGGGATCGGGACGGTCTTCGGCCTCATCGGCGCTGCCATCGGCGCGATCCTCTCGCCCGTTGGCTTGGTCATCGCGGCGATCGTGGCGCTCGGCGGCGTGCTCGTGGTCGCCTCGGGCGTCGGCGGCGAGGCCCTGACTTGGCTTAGGGAGCAGTTCACGGCGCTGCGGGAATGGGTGTCCAAGGTGGTCGGTGGCATTGCGGACGCGCTTGCGGCGGGGGACATTGCCCTCGCGGCCGAGATTCTCTGGCTCTCCCTCAAGGTCATCTGGCAGCAGGGCGTCGCGGCGCTCAACAACGCGTGGCTCGGCGCGAAGGAGTTCTTCGTCTCCACGGCCTACGCCATGTGGTACGGCGCGCTCGCGGCGGCGGAGATCGTGTTCCACGCTCTCGAAGTCGGGTGGGTCGAAACGGTCGCGTTCCTCTCCAAGACCTGGACCAACTTCGCCACGGGCTTCCAGATGATTTGGGAGGAGGCTTCGTCCTGGGTCGCCAAGCGGATGCTGGAGATTCAAGGGCTATTCGATTCCGGGCTGGATGTGGATGCCGCCAAGAAGGCCGTGGACCAGCAGTTGGAATCAAGGCTGGTCGAACTGGAGAACGCGGCGCAGCAGACGGTGGCCGCGCGCGAGCAGGAACGCGCGGCGCAGCGCAAGGACGCGGCCGCGATGCACGAGGCCACGCTCGCGGGCATCGGGCAGGACTTCGAGGACGCCCAGGCGGCGCTCAAGACCAAGACCGAGGCGGGGCTCGCCGAGTCGCAGGCCGCGCTCGACGCCGCGAAGAAGAAGCTTGCCGACGCCATCGAGCAGGCCCGCCTGAAGCGCGAGGCGGCGGATGGGGAGCGTGGTCCGCGACGATCGCCCCAGGACCTGATGTCCGAGTTCGAGGACCGGCTCTCGGGCCTCGGCGACGCCATCGGCAAGGGGATCAGCGTGCGCGGCACGTTCAACGCCCTCGCAGCGCAGGGGCTCGAATCGGATGGCGCGGTCGCGGAGCGCACCGCCAAGGCCACCGAGCAGACCGCCAAGCACACCAAACGACTCGCCGACGCCGCCCAGAGCGGCGGCCTGACTTTCGCATAAGGAACCCGCAGCGTGCCGATCACCGTGACGGAAAAGTTCGAGAGCCGCAAGTCCACCAAGGGCGACAATCCTTCGGCGGAGTTGGTCTACACGGTTCGAGGCACGAACGACGACCTCGCGGCCCGCGCGCAGGCGGAGACCACCAGCCCCGCCACCTACGACGCCATGCCGCGCCAGACGGTGTCGGTCGAGCCGGTCGGCGATGAACTGTGGGAGGCGGTCGTCCGCTATGGAAAGAACCAGGCCGGGTCGCTCCCCGAGCCCGGGGACAGCATCTTCTCGTTCGACACCGGCGGCGGCACGCAGCACATCACCCAGAGCAAGGACACCGTTTCCACGCACGCGGCCTCGGGGACCACCGCGCCCGACTTCCAGGGCGCGATCGGCGTCACCGCCGACGGCGTCGAAGGCGTGGACATCACCGTCCCGGTCTACCAGTTCTCCGAGACGCACTACTTCCCCAACAGCGCCGTCACCGGGGCGTACAAGGGCGCGCTGTTCTCGCTCACGGGGAAGGTGAACACCGGAACCTTCCGAGGCTTCGCGGCGGGCGAAGTGCTCTTCCTGGGCGCGACCGGCTCCAAGCGCGGCACCGGCCCGGATGACGATTGGGAGATCACGTTCCGGTTTGCCGCCAGCCCCAACGCCACGGGCCTGAGTGTCGGCCCGATCAACGGCATCAGCAAGAAGGGGTGGGAGTACCTCTGGGTCCGCTACGCGGATCAGGAGGACACAGGCTCGCACGCAATCGTCAAGCGCCCGGTCGCGGCGTATGTGGAGCGGGTGTACGACGACGGCGGCTTCACGGCATTGGGGATTTGATCTATGGGTGATGTGTTCCGCAAAGTCCGCTCTGGCCAGTCGCTCCGCATTCCTGCGGCGGCGTACAACGCGTTCGTGGACGCGGCTGTCGATCTGCGCAGGCGCGAACGCGACAACCTCGCGGGTCCGCTGGTGGACGCGGCGCAGCGCGGCATTGTGCTGGTGCGCAATGATTCGGACGAGGACATCGACCCGTACCACGCTCTGGCGATCACGGGCGTCCTTGTGGAACCCGACAGCGAGGACCAGGAACGGACGTTCCACAGCCGCACGCCGCTCACGGGCGAGGTCGCCACGGAGGAATCGCCGCCCCTGTCGTTCGTGGTCGCCCTCCAGCCGATCAAGCCCGGCAAGCTCGGGCGCTGCGTGCTTACCGGCGTCACGCCCGCGCGCGTGCTCGTCGGCAACGAACTGGACACCACCTGCGAGTTGACCTCGGAAGAAACGGTGCTGGCCAGCTCCCCGATGGGTGGCATCCCGATGCTGTGGAAAGAGGATGGCGTCGGCGAGAAGTGGGCGGTCATCGAGATGGGCCGCCCGTCGCTCGGGCGCGTCACGGCCATCCTCGGGGTTGCACAGCCCATCCCGACCGAGCACAACCGATGGCGCTACCCGTGGCAGGAGGCCCGCATCGACGGCGATCCAGGCAGCGACACCTACTTGCGGTACGTCTCCGTGCCAGAAGGGCTGTCGTCGCAGGCGGCGGGAGGCGGCGAAGACCCGATGCGGATGGCGATCAATCGCTTCGAGGCCCACCACATGAACGACTCGGAGCCCGGCTCCGGATTCGGTGGCTTGCTGGGGCTCGGGCCGGTGTGCGAGCTGCCCGGCGTGCTGCCCAAGTGCCCGCCCGCGCGGTCGCTCAAACCCAAACTCGTGCCCATCCCGGATGGCGTGTGCGTGCAGCTCACCTGCGAGCGCGACAGCAAAGGGAAGCCGGTTTGGGTCTTCGAGGCCATGAGCCTGATCGAGATCGCCGATCCGACCGACGAGGACCGGAAGTTCAACCTCTACATCGAGGGGGCTGTATGACCGCAACGCCTCCCGCCCCCCCGCCCAAGCCGAGCCTGGACGCCCGCCGCGAGCACGAGCGGGGCAAGTACGTCGCGCTCGCCGCGCGACCGGCAGCGCCCGGCACGGGCTACGGCGCGACCAACCACGGGCACGCGGCCATCCCCCTCATCCTGAAACTCAAGCCCCGCTTCATCGCGGACTTCGGCTGCGGCCGCAACGACTTCATCGGCGAGCTGCGCCGGCTCGGGACAGATGGCCTCGGCATCGATTTCGCGTTCCCCGAGGCGGACGTGCCGCGTGCGATGCACAAGACGGGCCTGCTCGACCGCGTCGCCGACGTGGTCACGAGCTTCGACGCGCTCGAACACCTGCTCCCCGAGGACGTGGATGCGGTGCTCGCGGAGATGCGACGGATCGCCCGGCCCCGCGGGCACTTCATCTTCTCGATCTGTATACGCCCCAGCAAGACGACGGTGGCAGGTGAGGGGCTGCACCCGACCGTGCGGACGCTCGCGTGGTGGTTGGAGCGGATCGGCCACGTCGGCAAGGTCACGGCACCGAAGGCCGAGGGCCGGTACATCGTCGGTCGGTTCAATGTGGCCGGGGGGTGCGGCTGTGCGTGAGAACCAGTCGGACATCGCAGCGTTGCAAGCAGGGCTGAAGGCGCGGAAGCACGCGCGCGATGGCCTCCGCCTTTACACCGCCGACTTCGACTCGGTGTCGCTCGCGGGCTTCTATCGCGGTCGCTCTGCGTTCCTGATGCTGTCGGGGCCGTCGCTCACGCAGGTCGATCTCCCGCAGCTCAACCGGCGCGGCATTGTCACGATGGGTGTGAACAACGCCTGGGCCGTGCATCGCCCGACACTCTGGACGTGCGTGGATGATCCCGGACGGTTCATCGACACCGGCTGGAAGGACCCCGGCATCCTGAAGTTCGTGCCGACGTGCTGCTGGGACAAGCGGCTCCGCATCCAGAATCCCGACGGCACCATGCGGAACAGCGCCTTCCGAGTGCGGCAGATGCCCAGCGTCATGTTCTTCCGCCGCGCCGATCACTTCGACCACGAGCGGTTCCTCACTGGCGACTCGGTACCGTGGGGCAACGACGCCAAGCACGCGGACTCGCTTGGGATCACCGGCAAGCGGAGCGTCATGCTCGTGGCGTTGCGACTGCTCCACCACTTAGGGTTCTCGACGGTGTACCTGCTCGGGTGCGACTTCAAGATGGCCG